CTGCCTGTGCGGCAGTGAACGATAACTGGACTACATCCCCCCGTGCTGATTGTTTCTAAGCTGCCTATCCGGCAGTGGGGTTAAAAACGCATTATAATCATTTAAATCAATTAATTAACACTCATTTTCTGCGTGAAATTAATGCCTTTGAGTGTTAAATAAATCCATTTTACTTCAGATAGTTGAGAATGGTTTTGGGGAAAGGTTTTTACCTGTCGGTTGAGGAGGCTCAATACATATATTCTGTATTGAGTATCTTTTTCAAACCATACACATCAATGCACATGTGTGGCCTTTCAGTAAGGTAATGTTCGATGCTCAGATTTAAAAGGGTGAAAAACCCAATGCAAAAAGCACATCTTTCTTGCTAAACTCTATCAACATTGATTTTGGAACATCCATTAAGTTTAATGCGTTATCGTTGCATTTTTTGATGGTGTCATTAGGTCGAACCTTAGTTGTCGAACTGCCAATGTCTGATAACAACAATACGGTTAGTTGAAAATATTCCTACCATAAAATATACCAGGACATGATGTGATGTTTGATAGATTTTACAATAATCAGGTGGTTAGATATTGTGCAGTTGGAACTGCCAACACTACCGTAACAGCTATAGCTATTCTTGCAATGACAGCTTTTGGTTTTGGTTTATACTCTGCCAATATTATTGGTTATATGATTGGGATATTGCTGAGCTTTGCTTTGAACACTTACTTTACCTTCTCAACCAAGCCATCTATTCGAATACTAGTTAAGTTTTTGATATGTTGTTTAACATCTTATATTATAAATTTGATCGCAATGAAGTCATCTCAATACTTAGGCCTTACTGATAAGTATGCAATTCAAATTATTGGGATGTTTTTTTATACAGCCTCTGGATTTTTGACTAATAAACTTTGGGTAATGAAATGATGTCGTCGCCAGTTCTTTCAATAGTAGTACCTTGCTATAATGAGCAAGAAGTATTCTATTTTTGTCTTAACGAGCTATCATCAAGAATTGATGACATGATTCAAAAAGGAAAAATAGATAAACAGAGCCATATCGTTTTCATAGATGATGGAAGTAAAGACGAAACGTGGAACCTTATCGAAACGTCAAGCATTAAGCACAGTTTTGTAAAAGGTATAAAGCTTTCCAGAAATAAAGGACACCAGACAGCCTTGATGGCAGGATTATCAACTTGTACTGATTCGGATATAAGTGTGAGTATTGATGCAGATCTACAGGACGATTCTTCAGTTATTGAAAAGATGGTCGATGAATACCGTGCGGGTTACGATATAGTGTACGGCGTGAGGAGTGATAGAACTTCAGATACATATTTCAAAAAGTTTTCAGCAGAATTATTTTATAAACTAATGTTTTTAATGGGAGTTAATCAGGTCTCAAATCATGCGGACTTTCGACTTCTCAGCAAAAGGGCTTTAAATTCCCTATTGCAATATAAAGAGCAGAATTTATATATTCGAGGCCTTATTCCATTGATAGGGTATCCGTCTACAAAAATATTCTATTCAAGAAACGAGAGGGCCGCAGGAGAATCAAAATACCCTCTTAAAAAAATGCTTTCCCTTGCCCTTGAAGGTATTACGTCATTTTCAATAACTCCGTTAAGAATAGTTTCAGCCCTTGGGTTTAGTATCTCAATACTCTCTTCGATTGGCGTACTCTACACTTTAATTCAATATACTCTTGGCCACACTGTCAGTGGTTGGGCGTCAGTTATATTGGCAATTCTATTTATTGGTGGTGTTCAAATGTTATGCCTTGGCATAATAGGTGAGTATGTTGGTAAAATATATATAGAATCAAAAAACAGGCCAAAGTATTTTATTGAAAAAGATACACGGGATGAAAGATGAATCAGTATATGAATAAAAATGGAGTTTTCGCTCTTCTTTTTGGTGCCTTATTGGCTTCTTTTTTTCCAACATATTTATTCAACTATGCATTCTCAGATGATTATTCTTCATTGCATCAGATGTATTCTGGGATCAATGAGACGTTCAGGTGGGATGTATCTTCAGGACGGCCCCTATATGCCATTCTTAGATATATTGCAATTTCACTATCCGCAGACATGGGCTCTCTAATTTATTGGCGATTATTTTCAGTCATTTCAATTGCAATTTTAGGGTGTTATCTCTTCTACTTTATAAATAAAAGATCCATTCTTGAATCAAGAACAGAGCGATTTATTCTTGCATTTTCATTATGTGTTGTGCCAGCTTTCCAGGTTTACGCAGCGTGGGCCACATGTTTTCCATTCGCATTATCCATTATATTATCATTATCGTCCTATGATATATCAACATCAAAATTACGCTTAATACCTAGATTTTTGATATCATTTATTTTGCTATCTTGTTCATTTGCTATATACCAACCATCTGCGATGGCTTTTTTATCATTTGTTTTTCTTGATATGTGTATTAGCAAGAAAGAAGTGAAAGTTAATGATTTAATTCGCTCTTTTATAATAATTTTTTTCAGTTTGATTTCCAGCCTGCTAATGGTTAAGCTTATACCGACTTTATTGTTTGGGCATACTAATGCCCGAGCAACCATTGTCACAAGTTATTATGAAAAACTCCTCTGGTTTATTCAATCACCATTAATTTATGCCACCGCAAATTATGACATAACCGTAAACCTATATTATATAATATTCAGTGTTATTATAGTTTTAGTTGGTTTCTCATATATACTCAGGCTTAATGATGGATTAAAAAAAGTAGCATTAGCTATTTTGTTATGCATTGGTTCTTTCGTTGTAAATCTTTCAGTTGAGGAATCATCCACTACATTTAGAACAATAATAGGGATGGAGTTAATAATCTCCTCTCTCTTCATTATCGGTATCCTAATGATCATCCGAACTACGAAGAGCTACAGTGTATGTTTATCTATACTTTTTACTTTCGCTTTAGCATCAATGAGCCAATATAATATTGTTAGAGGCTTTGTACTACCAGCCAATGGTGAACTTCAGGCTTTGGCAAGTGATATATCTACAAAAGTTGATAAATCGTTCACAGGGAAACTGATGTTCGACACAAGCACTCCTGCGTTTAATGTATTTTCCCATGTTCAGTTCACAGATGAATTTGGTAGTATTTCTTTGGCATATCCTTGGTCGGTTGTTGGAATGGCTGAATATATCTCTAGAAACAAGGGGTATAATTTCAAGGTGCCTCATGACGCAGTGATTTCTGATAAAAACCCTTGCTTAGATAATTGCATTATCATTAACTCAGGTAACGCAATGCGCAATGCATCTACAACTTATTAAAATAACGCCCGCAAGGGCGTTTAAATCAATAATATTTGCCTGATGCACTAACTGCAACTTCTTGTACCACTTCTCCAGTTATGATTAGCAAGAAATTTAAGATACTTGTTCTTCTCCATCCCCCGCCAGATCGCTATCAGTGAAATAGGTATCAGCAGGCATCTCATCGATTGTTTTACCGCCGAAGATTTTTTGCTCTGCCGTAAGCGGCACCGGTTGGACGATCGCTGCTTTATATTCCTCAATTTTCGCGCGGGCTGAGTCTGGATCATTAAGAGCTAAATCTAATAACTCGAACAGGCTTGTAATGGCGTCACCATGTGCGGCTGCAGCGAACCCGGCTGTGTTCAGCCCCTTAAAGTCCTCGATAACGCGACTGTTGCCAAATTCTTTTCTCCCCAGATTAACTACAGCGCAGCTCGCAAATCTCTCAACATCTTGGGCAATGACGCCGATTTCTCGGCTACCGTCCTGTTTGTTGTACGTAACGTGCCTGCAGCTCAAGGTGGCAACGAGCCCATCAGTAAAGTCCTCTATATTTCCTTTGAACCGTTCGTCTGAGCCGCCGACCCATGTGCCGTCGCAAGTGCCGTTACCGTTGTCATAGAAGCCAAATACTTTGAAGGATGTGTTCCATGTCACAAGGCGAGTGAAGATATTGGTGCTTGTTCCGCATACATCAATTGTCATGTACTGGTTGGCGTTAAGATATGATGCTCCGAGGGTGTTGATCGGATTTGCGCCGGTCTGACCAGCTGCCAGTTTAACAAATCCTCCCGCCGTAGTAGTGCTATTAACCGTCCCTGCCATCGTTCCGCCAGCAGTAGGCAGCGCACCTATGTTCGCTGGTGTTATGCCCAGAGCAGTTCGCGCTGTCGCCGGTGTCATGGCCCCAGTACCACCCTGGGGAATCGACAATGCAGTCGTTAAACCGGTAAGTGACGTGATATCACCATTAGCACCTTTAGCCGCTTTAGCTGCCAATGACGTTGTGATGTTGCTCCATGCAGGGCCGGTATAAGTAGACCCGTCGGGCAGCGTCACCGTGATTGTACCCGTTCCACTGAATACCTGTTGCCAATTGGCCTTGTCCAGATTCAAACCGCGAATGGCTTTTGCAACATCGGCTGCGACCTGAGCCGTAATGCCTACCAGCGTCGCATTCGGTACCGCTGTCCATGCGTTACCTGTAGCAGTCGGGCCACCATAGGCAGTTATCAGAGTTAATGCGGTTGCCGAGGTTATCGTTTTAACGCCAAGCGTGTAAGTCACGCCGCCAACAATAACGACAATGAAGTCACCCGCTTTTAAATCTGTGGTGAATGCAGTTCCGGTACCGACTACTGCTGCTGAATTGTTAGTTAATGCAATTGTGCCTGCTGACATGCTTTTCTCCGGGCATAAAAAAACCCGCCGTAGCGGGTTGATATGAAGACTCAAAAATTCTGAATAGGGGTAGCGTTAAAAATAATCCGTGGCCCATAAGAACGGCAGCGGCTTGCTGGCATACCCAACCACCTGCTGATTGGGGTTAGTGGAGTCACCGCCATTGATAAGGCTGGTTGGCCTGCCGAAAAATGATGCTCCACTCCTCGCCATGCCAAGGTGAAACCAGTTTGTTGATGCCAGTTGTCCGCCAATTTTCATAACAGGGACCATAGGTTGTTGCGCCTGGTCCGTTGTACTAAAAGCAGTCGCTGAACCATTTGCCGAAGGGGTGTTGATATTCCCCCTATACATCATCGGTGTTTCAGCACTCGTAAAGCTGATCCCACCATCAATCCCCCGAACAGCAATCCCCCAGGCAGGAACTTCCGGTGTTTTAATGGTGAACACGCAAATCTTGATGGCTATATTGATCCCCGACTGATTATTACCACTCACATACCCCTTAAGCGTTCGGCTTACTTCGTCATAAATCAGACCCACGTTTGGATCATCCCAATAACAAAATACCGTTGAGTTTGCGCCGACAGGTAACGTTAGGTTTCCCGTGAAAGCGCCGTTGTATGAGTACGTGAGAAACAAACCGGAATTGCTATCTACCACGTAGGGAAAAGAACCCCCTGCTGCTACCGCGAAACCGAAACCGCCCTGATTTATTTCGCCCGGGTAAACGCAGTACACATTAACAAGCTTCGGGCGATCAGCTGAACTACTGGCGAAACTCGGGCTCTGCAGATTGGTTGTCAAATCCAGCGTGCCCGTCACAGTTCTGGCGTTATTGTCCACGCTGATTGCCAGAGATTTGAACTGCATTACCGCAGATATCGATGTTTTTAATATCGCGACAACGTTATCCGGAATGGCGACCAGTTGTGAACCCGCCGGGCATTTCGCCGAAAAATCTGCTGATGAAGTGTTTACGTTACCAATACTGGCACCAATCGAAAGACTGCCTATCCAAGTCAATGGACGACTGACAGACATGTCATAACTTTTGGCGCCAGCAACCGCGATTCCGAATGGCATTAGCTCAAATCCCCCACCTTAACTTTCCAGTTTCCAGCACTGTCATAGACACGTAATCCGCGGCCATCAAGCGTGATGCTCCCTTGCCCTGCAGTCGCAGATTTAAACGTAAAGCCGGTGTTCTTATCGAGATTCCAGCCGGTACCCGACGAGGAATAATTATTGGACTGAATGAAATTACCGATCTTCGCATTGGTGATTGTCCCGTCCTGGATAAAAGCATCGCTGATAAACACCTGGCCGTTCACCACGGCAAAGGGTGAATACTGCGTATCACCTGATCCCGACATCAGTACGAACTGGTTCGCGTTAAAGCCCACCCGCGTCACCACCGGTTGACCTGCCTGCGCCAGTACGGCAATAGACATCCCGGCGTTGTACATCACACCACCGATCCGCACACCGGTTTTCAGTGTGTAAATTGCTGAAGCACCACTGGCATCAACAACCGCCGTCAGTTTGTCTTCAAGCGCTGCGGTCACATCACCGATTTGCGCCTGCACCTGCGTAGTCAGATCCGCCAGCCCCTGATCAACTTCTGCAATGGTAGTTTTTACCGTCAGAATATCAGCGCGAACCACACCGTTCTGAGCGAACTGGTGATCAATGGTCGAATTGAGGTTTAAGGCGTTCTGCAGGATGGCATCGATGTTGGTTTCAATGTCGCCCGTCAGCCGGTCGCCGTCAGCGGCACTCAGGAAGTCATCTGCAATATCTCCCAGATAGTCATCCGCATTGTCGTTCACCATCCCCCGGATCCAGTCGGTATAACCCGACTCATTACCGGTCTTATCCACCAGTTGGGCGCGGTACCAGAATATCTGACCGGCCCTCAACCCCAGCTGCGTATAAATTGCCTGCGGATAGGGAACGTCGGACAGCAACAGCGGATTAGACTGATCAGAGTTTGGCGTGTACTGAATCTCAGTTTTCAGTGTGTCAGAAGTGTTCTCTGGGAAACCCCAGTTCAGCTGAATACCCCAGTTAATACCGGTGGCCGTGAAACCTACCGGTTTCGGTGGGTTACCCTCTTTGCCGGTCAGGGTAACTTCAACCGAGTAGCCCCAGCCACTCGATATCTCCGCCGCATTAATCGCTCGCACACGGACCAGGTAACGGCCAGCATAAATGCCAGGAACTTCAAACGACGTGGTAGAGCTGCGCGGAACGTTTACCCAGTTCCCATCATTACGGCGCCACTGTGCCTCATAGGCGATAGCGTTCGTCGTTGCGTCCCATGTAGCCCGCATGGTCTGAACGCTGATCCCCTGATTGACCACAGAATAAGAGCCGATCTGAATATTGGCCGGGGCAAACTGGTTACCCGGAGGGATAACACTGATCGGGCGTTCATCAATAATTGCGCCAGTATCGATGCGCGCATATTTATCCGGGTCGTGATACGCCGCAGAAATGGTGAACGTATTGTCGTTGTTGTCAGCCACGCTAAGCACGCGGTATTGCTGTGCATACAGTTCGTCTGACTCAACCACCCAGATGCTTTCGGACTCTGGTGTTTCGCTGTAAGCCGTGGTGACGGTGACAACCTTCCCCGACACCGACTGAATTGTGCGTGACTGAGCTGCACCTGATGGAAGATTTAAAATCAGCCGGCCACCAGCAACAGCATCCGGCACGCGGTCCAAAGTAATCGCGCGACCGTTCACCGAACTTATGCGGCCACCGGTCACTTTTCCCGACAGCATTTCATCGGCAACCGCAATGATGTAACCCGGCTGCGGGATCATGCCATCCAGCCCGACACTAAAAGTTATCACCCGGTCTTTGTTATTCGTCAGAATACCCCAGCGTCCCTTCCTGTTCGCCTCTGACTGACGGGTACATCCAATAGCCGTCAGCTCTAACTGGTTAAAGCCGTAGCGCGTAACCAGATCCTGTTCAAAAACGGGTTCCATTGCGTCAGCGTAGGCATTGTCCGGATCAGACCATGACACCAGAGCCGTCGTGTATCGGGTCTTGGTTGTGCTGCTTGAGTAGCTGAACTGGCCGTCGATAACGTTCGCGCGCGTATAGCTGTAATCGATATCGCGCGGCATGTCAGCCAGGGCAACAATCTGATTCCCGCCCCAGTACGTCATGCCTCGAAAGATCGCCGCAAAGTCTCTCAAAACCGTATAGGCATCGTTTCGACTTTGTACGTAAACGTTGCAGATATAACGCGGCTCTGTGCCGTTACCGCCTTTTCCATCTGGAACCATCTGATCGCAATATTGTGCGACCTGGTAAAGTTCCCATTTGTCGATGTTCGCCGCGGTGAGACGGTTACCCAACCCAAAGCGGTCAGTGACCACAAGGTCATAGAAAACCCACGCTGGGTTATCTGACCATGCCCATTTGAAAGCACCGGTCCATGTACCGCTGTACGTGCGTGTTACGGGGTCGTAAGTATCAGGCACGCGAATGACGCGTCCCTGCGGTTCACAGGAAATCTGCGGAATGGAGCCATTGAACTGACTGGAATCAAATTCGATATATAGTAGCGCGGTATTCGGATACCTCAGTTTTGCATCAATGACTTCCGTGTAGCTCTGGATAGTCATTGCATCGCCAATCTTTGCACTGTTCGCATCTGCCGTAATCTTGCGCAGACGAATTGTCCAGGTAGTGCCAGCCGGTGGAAGGTCAATGCGATGGCTGCGCTCGTATCCTGACGTGGTTTTGCCAGTAACCGCTGTGTTGATTACCGTCTGAAATGCTCCGCCGTCGGTTTGCAATTCGATGGTGTAATTGATCGAATACCCAACCAGATCCCCATCGTCTTCTTGCTTGAAGAGTGAAGGCCATTTCAGGCGTAAACGTATAGCTGAAAGCTGGGTATTGGTGAAGGTGTGTGTCCAGGCAACCGTGCTTTTTACCTCAGTGCCGACGCTTATTTCGTTCTCAGTGCCCGGCAATCCCTGAATGTAGGATTGTGCCTGCGTCCCGGCGCGAAACTCCCACGCCACCCCGCTAAAATTACTCGAACCGTCACTGTTAAGCAGCGGCGTTCCATCAAGAAAAATTGATTGTCCAGTCAGGCCGCCGCCGAATTCCCCTTCGCCCAGAGCAATGAGCAGTTTCGCTTTCGCGATAGACTGAAGGTCGTCTGGCTGTTCTACGGGCGTGCGGGATGAAGAGCTGCCACCTTTGCGGCCTTTTATTTTGGTTGCGGTTGCCATATTGCGCCCATAAAAAAGGCCGCCGAAGCGACCTTAGAGGTAAGGATTGGGGGATGAGGTTATTGCTGGTCTTCTACATAAATACCGGCGGAAATAATCGCGCCGCCGATCCGGCGCTTTCCGTAAAGAAGCGGAACAGGATAGCCCTGAGCGGCCGTGTTCGTAACGCTGCCAAAGGCATAGGACGCCTGGTTATCTGCATCCTGCTTACTGGCGAGCCCGGCGGTCTGCGGGGAAAGCATCTGAATAACGCCGCCGGCCATCATCGAAGCGCCTAAGCTGGTGATTGCGCCGCCGACTCCTATCCCTGCAACTGTCCAACTGGTAAATGTACTAACTAAAACACCAACTACAACCAATACAGCACCGAGAATAGTTTGCAATGCGCCAGCCCTTTTGCTGCCGATAATTACAGGTGTAATACGAATTACATCACCTGTTACCGGATAACCTAAATCATTCTCACCAATGTTTTTCTTTCCTTTGAAAACAGCATAAGTAATGCCTCTTTTTTTGCTGTTATTCATATATCTTTCAAATCCAGGGATGGTGCAACTAAGCGCTCTCCCAGCCTCTGAAACAGTGCGAATAAGTCGGTAATGAGATTTACCAAAAATTTTACCGAGCGAAGCTCCGAGTTCAATTCGAGTCATTAATTCTTGCATTCCTACCCCTCCTTCATTAGGTCTTTGTGCCTGACAATCTTCATGGTCCGTTCCTGCCAATATCCGCCGTAAGGAACTCGGTTGCTGAGCATGCCGTACATGTGGTGCAGTAGCATGTTGCCTTCCAGCAGGATCCCGGCGTGATTCCATTTATTTGACTGAACCTGCATGATCACCATATCGCCCGGCATTGCTGGCCCGCTGAATTCGCGAAACCCGCATTCATGCCAGCAGTCCTGATAAAAGTTATCCGGATAGTCATTCTCCCACCACGGATAATCCACGCGGTAATCGGTCAGTTCAATGCCGTGTGTCTGCCGGTAATAGCTCATGACCAAACCCCAGCAGTCCGTGTGTCCGAGCACGAATGGTCGCTCGAGCAGGGGCCATTCACCGCGCGGCTGAATAGTGCGAAAATCCCCCTCCGGCCAGCTCACGATGTGCCAGGGTAATTCTGTTGCATCGCACTGGGCCTTATCCAGTTCGCTCGGCTGCGAGGTGGCATCAGGGTGACTGTGAACGATGGAAATAACCGTTCCCCAGTCTTCGGCGTCAGCGTAACCCACGGGATCGAGGTGAAAATCTTCGGTGGGATTGGCGGCCAGATTGGCACAGGGAAAATAACGTTCAACCCGGCTTTTCTGCGCTACCACGCCACAACATTCGTGCGGGTAGCTCTGCCGGGCATGTTCAAAAATAGCCCGCAGGGTTTTATCACGCATAATCAGCTCTTAATCAGAGAGGTGCCCGGGAAGCCGCCGAACGGTAATTCGTTGTTTGCTCCAAAGCGAAGCTTGCACCCCGTGTTCAGCGTGCCGTTGCACACGTCGAGCGAGGGATCGCTAACCGGATTACCGTGCTTATCGAAATAGTTGGTACCGGCATAATCGCAGCCATCCCCTGAACGGTATTTGCCACGGATGCACCAGGTGCAGAGAGAATGAAGCTGCCGCGTCGGGATCATCAATCCCTGCAAATCCATCGGGCTGCTCAGCGTGAACTCAACAGAGATGTTGGTTTCCATGCTCTTGC